GAATGGCAGGAGAGAGGCGATAGTGCTTCAGCTCCAGTAGGAACTCATTTAGAGATTCCAGCCGATGCTGTGGAAGAAAAAAATGGAAGATACAGATTACCTAATGGTAATTATGTTGAGAAGACTGCATATTTCTATGTACTAGCAATGGTAGATGGTGAGTTAAAACCTGCAGTGATCCCAATGAGATCTTCTAATTTATCTCCAGCGAGGGAGTTAAATAACCTTATCAAGAATCTAAGATTCACAGATGATCAAGGTTCATTTAATCCTGCAAGTTATTCAGCTGTGTATAAATTAAACACAATGGGAAGAACTGCGGGGAGTAAAAGCTGGCATGTCTACAAACCATCAAGAGTAAGAAATCTTGATGTTGCTAATAAAGACGATGCATCTATGTATGAGATAGCAGCACAACTTCAGAAACAAGTTTCTAAAGGGACTGCTAAACCTAAATATGATGCTGGTCAAAAACAAGAAGACATAGTATAACACATTGTTATAACAACGGCGCTGAAGGGAGACTGGAGGCGCCGTATAAATTATGAAAGAATTTAGAAAATATTTTAGTGGTTTAGAAAGAGACTTTGGTTTTTGTAATGTTAACAACGGTTATCATGATCCACAAACAAACAAATTAAAATTTGATCCAGGAGATTATGGCTGGTCTAAAAGAATTATATCTGATCAAGATTATCAAGATCATTTAGATGGTAAACGTGCAATAGGTATACAAGCATGTGATGATAATGGTATGGCTAGCTTTGGTGCAATTGATATTGATCCATCAGACTACTCTAACTTTGACATTCAACATTACTTAAAAATAATTGAAGATAAAAATTTACCGGTGGTTCCCATCAAATCAAAAAGTAATGGACTTCACATTTATGTATTTACAGAAGAGAAAGTACCTGCAACTTTAATTAGAGAATTTTTACAGAACTTATTATTTTTATTTGGACTATCTTCAAAGACGGAAATATTTCCTAAACAAACACAGTTAGGTATGAATCAAGATAATGTTAGAACTTCTGGATCATTTATTAACTTACCATATTTTAAAAAGACTGAACGTAAAGCATTGTTACCTGATGGAAGAGAATTAGAGTTTGATGATTTTATAAATGTAGTCAAAGATAATTTACAAACAAAAGAATCTTTAAAAGAAGTATCAAATAAAAAAGTAAAAGAAATATTAACAGGTGGGCCAGAGGATTTATTAGATGGTCCTCCATGTTTACAGATGATATGCAAACAGGTTCAGGAATCAGGGAACAAGTTAAAAGATGAAAGAGATAGATTTTTATTTAACTACATGGTGTTTGTTAAAAAGAAACACAAAGATGATTGGAAGAAAAAATTATTACAGGCAGCAAGAGATTTTATTCAGTATGACGATACTTGGGGTGATGACAAAGTAAATCAAAAAATAAAAAGTTGGGATAAAGATACAGCCGGACATACTTGTCATGACTTACCCATATCTTCTTATTGTGCAAAAGGAACTTGTCTACGTAGAAAATTTGGTATTGGTAGTCACCAAGAAAGTAGTTGGCCTCAAATATCAGGTTTAATTAAAATATGTTATAAACCTGATCCAGAATATTTTTTTAATGTAGAATTATCTGATAGTAAAGTAGTACAAATACATGCAAAAACTATTAAAAAGATAGCTGAGATGAAAGAGATGAGAGCGCTTATAGCAGACCAAACATCAATATTTCCTCCCATTATTAAGAATAATGAATATCAGCCAATACTGGATGCTCTATGGGCCACTAAAGAGGATATTAAACCACCTGCTGGTACTAATCCTATTGAGATATTAAAGAAATATTTAGAAGATTATGTAAATGGACCTGAAGCTAAAACATATGCTTCATTTAAAAGTGGAGCTGTATTGAAAGACGACGAATATTATTATTTTGATTATGATAAATTTTATGAAGAGATCAAAAGAAATGAGTGGAGTCAAGACCGACCTAGAACAGGTACGTTGGTTAAGACTTATTTTAAAGGTGAGTTTGGTGTTCAAAAAAGATTTCCAAAAGGAGAGAGTACAAAATCATTTCCACCAGTCAGGTGTTTAAGAATACCGGCAGGTGATTTAATGAAAGAAGAAATACCAGATGAAAAAATATTAATAGAAGATAAGGAGAATATAGTATGACGAAAAAAGTACCTAGTGTATTTGTATGTATGCCTACCTACGACACCATGCATGTATCAACATGTTTATCATTAATAAAGTTAATGGATACATTTACAAAAGCAAAAATACAATCAACAATAAGTACATTTAAATGTCCTTACGTTGGTTATGGAAGAAATGTTTTAACCGCAATGTTTTTAGAATCAGGTTATGACTACCAATTGTTTATAGATTCTGATGTAGAATTTGATCCTAAGGTTGTAGGTAGAATGATTGTAGCTAACAAAGATATTATCTGTACGCCTTATAGAAAAAAGACACAAGATAATTCTGTAAAATATTCTGTACAGTTTAAGGACCCTTCAGATATTCAAATAGACAACAGAGGATTAACTGAAATAAGAGTAGGACCAGCGGGTCTAACTTTAGTACATAGAAAAGTTTATGAAAAACTTATGAAAGATCATCCTCAATTAAAAATAAAACAAAAAGAAATTATATCTGAAGAGGCTAATAAATATTTTTACAATTTGTGGGACACTGTTTTTGACCAGAAATCTGGTTATTGGTGGGGTGAAGATACACATTTTTCTAATATCGCTGCGGCAGCAGGTTTTAAATTTTATGCTGTAGTAGATGGCGAGACAACACATCATGGCAATTTTGGATTTAAGGGTAGACTAACAGATATATTTAAAACACCTGATGAAAAAGCCAATTAAAATATATGGACCACCAGGGACAGGTAAAACTTTTAGATTAATACGTAGAGTCAAAGCGTATGTAAGAACAGGCACACCTTATCATAAGATAGGTTACTTTGCTTTTACAAAAAAAGCTGCCAAGGAAGCAAGGGAAAGAATAAATGTTGATGAAAAACAAGTTCCTTATTTTCAAACGCTTCATGCATTTTGTTTTCATTTATTAAATAAAACTGAAGAAGATATTATTCAACCACATCATTATGAAGACTTAGGTAAAATGTTAAATGTAAGAGTTAGTTTTACTGATAAATATAATGAAGAAGAAACACATTTTTTAACTTGCAACAATCCATATTTTCAAATGATACAAAAGGCAATTAACAAAGGCATTAGTATTAGAGAAGAGTTTGATCTCAATGAACATGATAGAAAAGATATATACTGGCCTACACTTAAACACATTGATTTAAATTTACAGGAATACAAAAAGAAAAATCATCTGTTAGACTTTAATGATTTGATAACGCAAGCTATTGATTCTAATAAGATACCAAAGTTTAAAGCCATCTTTATTGATGAGGCACAAGATTTATCACCATTACAATGGAAGCTATACGATAAATTAAAAGAACATTGTGATGATATGTATTTAGCTGGTGATGATGACCAAGCTATTTTTGCTTGGGCTGGTGCGGATGTCACTAGATTTATTAAAGAACCTGCTACGGAAAAAGTTTTAAGATATTCTAGAAGAGTATCAAAAGCGGTGCAAGAACAATCACAAATAGCAGTGGAACAGATAGCAGGCATCAGGAAACAAAAAGAATATTTGCCGAGAGATGAAGAAGGTCACTCACAATACATAAGTAATTTGGGACAAATAGATCTTACAAAAGATAAATGGTTAATCCTTACCCGAACTAAAAGTAATTTATTAGACATTGCAAAAGAATTAAAATCTAAAAATATTTATTATCAAACTAACAAAGGCAAAAGTTTTAATGTTGGTATGTACAACGCAGCCATGGCCTATACTAAGTGGGTGCGTGAAGGCAGCCTTGAAGATAAAGAAATAAATGATGTAAAAGATTTTATTCCCAATGGGAATTGGAATCCTGAAAAAAATTGGTATGATATTTTCGTTGGTGATCAGAAAGAAATACTTTACATTCGAAATATAATTTCTGGAGGTGAAATACTTTCTCAAAATGCAAGGGTGTGGTTATCTACAATTCATGCAGCGAAAGGTGGTGAAGAAGACAATGTTATATTATCTTTACATCAGGGATCTAAAGTACAAAAAAGTATTCGTCTAAGTGTTGACAAACAAGATGAAGAGCATAGAGTATGGTATGTGGGCACCACAAGAGCAAGAAATAACTTATATAAACTGAAAGCAAAGAAAACAATAAAGGAGTATAGACTATGACACATAAAGATATATTTGAGGAATCATTTCCACAATACACCCAGGTAGGCGGGAATCACTACACAAAGTTTCCTATTCAACCTTATGAATTTATTTCTAAAAATGATTTATCATTTTTCCAGGGCAACGTTGTGAAGTACGTTTGTAGGTACCAGAGAAAAGGTGGGGTTGAAGATCTTAAAAAAATTGTGCACTACTGTCAACTAGAAATGTTAAAAATGAAAGACATACAAAAGAAAAAATAATGCCTAACAGAAATTTTAAAGCAAAAAATATTACTATAAATAAATATAAATTTCGTTTAGAAGTTTATGGTAGTTTAGTTGATTGGGAAATATTTCCACATACTTATGATGCAGCTTTGTATGCGTTCAGTAATAAAGATAAATTAAATAAGTTGGTAGAAAAAAAATATATATTAGAAAAATGATTAAATACATACTACAAAAAATATATCACTACTCAACGGCTTTGACTTCATGGTCATGGCAAAAACTATATGGCAATAGAGAAAAAGGATATGGTTATAAAAAATGAAGATACCTAAATACTTAACACAAACCGAATGGGTAATGCCCACTGAATATCCTGATTTAAGAGATTATGATGAAATTGCAATTGACTTAGAGACACGTGATCCTGATTTAAAATCAAAAGGTTCTGGTGCAGTTACAGGTAATGGTGAGGTAGTTGGTATTGCGGTAGCAACTTATAATGACAAATGGTATTTTCCAATTGCTCACGGTGAGGCTCCTAACATGGACAGAAAGAAAACTTTAGAATGGTTTAAAGATATTTGTGAATGTCCGGCTACAAAAATATTTCATAACGCAATGTACGACGTATGTTGGATACGTAATTTAGGTATAAAAATCAATGGTTTAATCGTAGATACAATGATTGCGTGTTCTGTTTTAGATGAGAATAGATTTGCATACACAC